CCCACTTTCTCACGTACGCGTGTTGAAAAATGGGCACCGATGATGTTTGGTTTGGATCAAAGCGCGAAGCTTCTAACCAAGGTCCCCCAAAGACGCATTGATTGCGCTTATAGAGGAACCAGAGGTAGTAGCCCCGAACGTCTCTAAAACTACGGCTCTTACTCTTTGGAGTATAGCCTTTGTAGTAGTCGAGACAGGGACCATGCTTCGTCACCCTTTTCCTAACCAAAATTCCTTGTCTACGCGCTTCCCGGGGGTCCGTCCAGACCCCGGATAGCGTACTTTCATTATAGGGCACGCTAGGTAGTTTGAAGCCGGCTTTCACCTCGGCCAAGAACTGCCCTAGCTTAGAGCCCGGGAAAGTAAGACGCCCGAGTGAGTTCACTAGGTGGCACATGACAGCCTTCCGGCCATCTATACTCCTAATGTAAACGGGCGTCACGTCGATACCGTTGAAGTAGTCACCACCGCACGATTCCCTAAAGGGTCCGTCGGCGAACGACTTATCTTCATTAACGGTAAAACCAAGGAATTCCGCCAATGCTACGAAATCTTGGTAGAACTTCCCTTCTATGATGACATCGTCACCATAAACCAAGAAGGACCTCGATCCCACAGCATGGCAGACAGCAGCAAACAAGAGAGTCTCAAGGACAAAGGTCGCTCCGTTCCCCATACTGGAGAACTTTGCGTAAATCCCTTTACCAAACACCCCCCTATAACTAGGGGAGCGGACATCACACAAGAAGCTAAACCAGTCAGGTGGCAGAAGCCACGCGACTGTATTATAGCTAATCGTGTCAGATGCCGCTTTAAAGTCCACGGTCGCATAATCGCCGTAGGTACTAGCGTGTTTGGCCTTCTTCTTGTTTGCAGACTGGTCACTGAGATCAATGTTGAAGCGTTTTAGCTTTCGCTTCACATACGTGTCGACCGCAAGCTGTAGGGGCAAATTGCCCTCAGGCTCGCAGGCGATCGTTCGATCCGTTTTCCAGTTCTTCGGTACGAGCTCAATCCGATTCGACACAGTAGTCTTAGTACGGAGCATGCCTTCAAAACCAAATTTGTGGTAGAGGGCATGCAAGTACTTACGAGCTCTAGAAGTACAGTAGAGCTTAAGCCTCATTTTCAACTGAGGCAGACTATAGCGCCTAGGGGATTGTGCAGTTGCACCCGGAGTGACCTTTACTAGATTTGGTAACATCTCTAGAAAAGAACTGAAGTCACCCAGAACGTTACAAATGTAACGCTGCATCGCATGTACTTTGTTAACTAAGTCGGCATCAGGTCGACGCGAACCCAGTACAAAGTCATGCAACCTTTGGTTCGTGCTAGAACACTGTTCCTCGTTTTCAACAAACGAGGCTTCAGCGGCCTTCGCACAAACTTCAGGATGCGCAAATAGGGCATTCTTCTTGAAGAACGCTTCTATTTGCCTTAGAAACCTCCAGTCATCGATTGTGTTGCAAAGCCAATCGAAATCACGAGTACATGTTGACAGTTTGCTAACTTCTCTTGCGCGCAAATAACCATTCACGCGTGCAAGAAGCCGACTGTCAACCCCAGATTGGTCTAGGATATAACATCGGCAGATGCTGTACGTTATATCTTTGGGTTCCATAATGGATTCCCTCCTTTGAAGTAAATGGTTTTAGCGTCCTCTCACCATACCAGCCACCACCTGAAGGAGTAGCGCTAGAGCCGTGATAATCTTCACGGCCCAATACGCTAACCACAGGCGGTATCGCCGGCGTGAGTGTTTTAGGACAGCCATTCTTGTGTCGTCACGCTGTTACCAAATTCATCACCCGCAACAATATCGCGGAAGATGACTAAGGCAGCAGCTACATCCGCTGCATCTCCTAGCAGAGGGTGTCTGACGGACGCTTCAAAGGAAACCTTTTGGGCAAGAATCTCATCCGCGGCATCTACGGTCGCTTGAACTACTTTAAACGACCATTCAACCACGGTTTGATTCCCTTCCGGTACGCGTCTCTTCTCGATCACAAGCTTCGGTTTCGAAGCAGTGTGGCCGGAAGTAGTTGACGTTTTTGAATTTCCGTTATTGGCAAATTCGGTGAGGACAGTTGTCATTGCTGCCATAATTAATTCCTCCTAGTTTTAAGCCTTTGAGCGACCAACCCCACAAGATCTAAGATCTTTAGGGAGTCGAGTCTCAAGGCGGGAAACGGGTGGATAGGTACGCGGCAAGGCACACGCACCTCAAGACTAGCTTCGCAGCTACCAGACTGGGTAAAACCGCCCGAGGCGACGACCGCTGAATAGTCGTATGATTCGACTTCCATTGTTCGTTTAACCTCGATACGGTGCCCTATGCTGGCTGAATATTTAGACTGCGTAGTTAGAAAAGACACAGCGGACAAAGATTTTCCGACCGACACAAACCAATCCACTACAAAACTGAACGGGATAATTTCCCATCCTGTCTGCAACGGATTGAACTGGAAGGCCGGTACTTCGATATCCGCAACCACAGATCCTCTCTCGCGAACCGTGATTTCGTCCTGAACCGAGATTATATTGGTCCAGTTCGCCCACGATTGTTCACGAGTGTTATAGTACGTGACAGAGTTATTATAACCTGCACGTTCCGAGTAACGGGTTCTCTTATCGTTTAGGTTTTTGATTGCCTTATCTATGCCAATTAAATCATAGATAAGCGGTCTCCAACCATAACGAATAGATAGCCATTCACTTGAAGCGCCCTTCCAATTTTTCGGAAGTTTTACGTGGCGTAGCTTTTTAGCTAAGTCCGCGAATTGGCGCCGTAAGTCTTTTAACTCGGCTATAAAGGTTAAGGCATCAAAACCTTGACTGTAAATCTTTGCCGCGGCCTCTTGCACATATCTATACGTGTGCCAGGGAACCAGAGCATCGAGGTCAGTCTCGGCCAGTTGCCAATCGCTAAATGCGGGGTAATTACCGTCGTACCAATAACTGGTGCCGCCGGTAGTTGTCCACGAATACTCTCCGGTTGAGTTACCTTCAGAGGTAAACTTTCTCCAGGGGGTATGTGGCAACAATTCACCACGCATCGCGCGTCTGTGGAAATCGGGAATAGACCACCCGGTATAACGGTTCAGTTGAATCCCGGAAGTCCTATTAATAGGACTGCCATAGACCACTGGACCGCTGCCGGTGTCTTTGTACTGTTGACACGATTCCGTGTTATACAAGTACGTGCTCCCGTGTCTCCGCTTGAGATGTTTCTCGTAAACGAAACCCATAATAACCTCCTTTAGTAGCTTTTAAAGCTACGATAGGGGGCCAAAACGGGATTACGAGGCCCCTCATTGCGCCACCAGCGCCCGCTAACGCCGGTGCTGGGTCCAAAACGGAACACACTTATCTCTAAGTGTGCTGAAACCCCTCAAGGGGTT